CTCTTTTCCTGCAGCCCACGCCACGTCGGGAGGAAGCCCCCGAACGAAAGAGGAGAAAGAACGACCGATGCCATTGAGATAGTCGCGGTGACGCAGAACGCCGAGACGCACTGTGGGAACAACCCGCAAGCGCTGACGTCGCCACCTGACGAGAGTCGAGTTAATCGTCCCAAAAGAGGGAGAAAAAGACGTCTTCGACGTCTCGACCTCTAACCCGACCATCCCAACGACTGATTTCCAGTGATCAAAAAAAGACTCATCCGACTGAAAAAGGATGTCGTCTCCATTGATCAGCAATGGCAATCGTTCCCGAGACCTCCCTGCTGTAAACAACGCATAGCGAAAGGCAACGAAGTTCTGAAGGCAGAGGAGGGGAAAGCTAAGGTAGCTACCCATCATCTGTCCTCGCCGAACTTCGAAACTATCCCACAAGCCACTTGAGTCGCGAAACGAGACCACCGGCCGAAGCATCTCAAGGGCATAGGCCCAAACAGACGTCGGAACAATGGCACTAGACTTCGCGGCCTCGAGCAAGATGGCAGAGGCCACCTCGGTCGGTAAATTGTCAGTGGCCGCGCGATAATCGCCGGACACTAGAGGACCTAGTTCCTTGGAGAAACCAGCACGGTCGAAGGCAGCACGACAAGGGTCACCCCGAAGAAGCCAAGGCTTCTTCGAGATCCAATCGTACATGGCTCCGTGCAGAGGACGAAGCAAGAGCGCTTCGTGGGAAAATTTTGTCAATGGTCGCGGCTTCCCAGCCGACTCGACCACCATAGCCTCCGCTTCCCTGCTGGCAGAGAACTCTCGACCCCCCAATACACAGTCAAGAAACTCGCTGTGATCGGGGGACAAGCCAAGAGAACCTCCATCTGCTCTACCGTTTTCGGTGACACCCGCCAAAGGCGGGGACGTCGTCATCACGTTCGCCTCATAGACGCCGAGATCCCACCCCTTAGGGAAGATTCGACGAGCCTGAGAACGTGCGAAGGCGACATATCCAGTGGGCAGAACCATTGGATCACCGGAAAGTTTCTCGACAACGGACTCAACGAGACCGTCCTCGAGACACTTACAAGAAGGTGGGAGGATCTTCTTCATGGAAGCCCATGCCAGATCCTCTTCTGGCACGGATGAAGGACAAGAAGCGATAAACCTCTTGACCAACACCATGAAGTGGGCACACGACAGCCTTTCTGGGAAAGGAGGAAACGTCAAGTCCGAATACCCAAAAATATTCGTCCAGGACGTAAAAGCCCTCCCCAGAAGAGACAAAGTCGTGGCCTGGGAGACGCGGCAGCGCCGCGGGAGTGCAGAAAGATTGACGCCCAAAGTCGTCATGAGACAAGTCTGAGCCGTATACAGCCTAGCTGTAAA